ATAACCACCAGTCATCATTCCTAACTGAGATAAAGCATAGTCTAAGTTCTGTTTCTCTAAACCAGCAGGTGTAGTACCAGCTAATTGGCTACCGCTATAAGCTAAGTTAGATATACCTTGATTATTACCAGCTGTAAAGTCAGGCATTGATTGATTAACAGACAAAGATTGAGAGTTTGGGTTGTTTTGTTGATAGTTATCCATCAACTGTTGATAGCCCTCATCACCTACATTCCATATATTAGGTGCTTTACCATAACTACCTCTACCACCTAGCTTCTGTGTTATCTGCCCTGTTTCAGTATTAAACATGTGACCATAGTTGCCATCTTTAGGAGCATTGCTTTCAGTCATCTGAATCATACCATTCTGCATCTGACCTATATTATTAGTTTTTATAGGTTTTCTACCACCAACCCAGCCAGGACCTAAAGAGCCTTGCTCTGGAATCATAGGACTACCGCCCCAAACACCCTCTTCAGGTGCAAAGTCAGCAGGGGTGTTAAGTGTGGCATTAAGCATACCGCCTCTCTCAGAAGGTCCGCTTCTGTTGCCAGAGGGATTAAGCCACTCTTGCTCCATTTGATTCATGGCTTTTTGCCATGCGTCCTTACTTCCGTACTCAGCTTGCGATTCAGCGTCTAAAGCTTCCCAAGGTGCATATCTCATAATCTTATAGTGTGTCGTAAGCAGTTACATCCCCAACAACACCGAGGTTGCCAGACGCATCTAACTTCATTTTATTAACACCTGATACAGCAAAGTACAAGACACCGCCTGTTTCTGTTACTGTCCAAGTTCCTAGGTCTGCTACTGACATTTGAAATGTCTCAGAAGCATTACCGTTTAAATCAGCTTTTGAGTTTACTGCTGTTTGTATCGATGTAAATTCAGTGTTAAAGTCGTTACCAGAGATAATCCCTGCCGCAGCATCTTTACCTGCCCAATCTACTTGTAAGTTATAGTTTGACATTATCTTATTTTCCCAGTCTTAGCCCAAATTATCATATTCTGTAACGAAGCTTTAAAGCCTTTTACAGTTCCTATCATCTCTATTCTTAGCACCTTAGCTGATTTAGATAGAGATAACTTATATTCTGTTGGTTGTTCCGAAGCAGAGAATCTAGCAGTACCCCATATAGCTGTACTTGTTCCCCATCTAAACACAGAACCTGACTGACCTAGAGTAAGACTAGCAGACGAAGCTACGTTGCTATAATCTCTAAACCAGTTAATTGTTGTTGCCATTCCAAAACCACCAGTAATCACAGCTAAGAATCTCTTTAATAGCTTCGCTCTACTAGGGTCTCCGAAATCTAACCATGTTGTCTTGAAGTTAGCTTGATATGTATTGTTAGTATCTTGCCAACATTTAGAATTAGTGGACTCCCAAACATAATCAGCAGCCTCACACACAGTTTGATTAGCATAACTAGCAGTTACATCTGTTTTAATAACATCGTAATACTCATCATAATCAGCAACTCTACCAGCATAATCAGAATGTCCTAAGCCGATAAACATAATACCATCTGTTGTTGATAGTAGTGCTTTAGGCATTTCACTCGTACCAAAAGTCCATGTTGTTATCCTAGGTGCGTTACCCGCTTGACCTTTAAAGTCAAATACATAGGTTATGTTTCTATCAGGGAAAGACAATAAGTAATAACCACCACACAGACAATACTGACCTTTAACTTTGTCCATATCAGCATTAACAATATGTTGTGTTATCTCATCTTTAATATTGAGAGATAAATCAGTCAATGGCATTTTATCTTGTACCATCGTTCTTTGTAGTGAACGTACACCTGAGTTAGATAGGAAGATAATATCGTCACCTAAGGCTTGTACGGAGTCTCTAGCGACACAACCTACACCTCTAACAACCTCATCTAATTCAAAGGTAGAAGCAGAAGGGTCATCAGGTGAATTGTAGATAGCAATGTTACGTTTACCAAATATAACAAGCTTACCCATGAAGTTAGCTAAAGCAATAATCTGGTCTCCAGCCCATACAGTCTTCATATCTACATAACCAGCAGCACCAGTTTGGAACTTATGACCAATCAAAGTATCAGAGTAATAAACAACATCGTTAGCCTCAGCTATACCACCTACCCATAATCTACCAAAGCCACCTAAGCAAGAGCTTGGGTCAAATGTAGTAACACCAGAAGGGGCAGAGAAGCCAGAGGCATCTGCTAAGTCCATCCAGTTAGTACCATCATAGTAGATAGGCGTGTGACTAGCTTGAACACCGTAGAACTTATCATTGAAGTTACAGAACTCCCAGTTACCATCGGTTAATGTCTGAGGTGTACCAGTAAATGTTTGAGCATCTAACGTGTAAGGTGTATTAGATACATTCATCTTATATATCTTATCATTAGAGCCAGCAAAGATAGTTGAACTACCAGTAGAGTTTCTAAACTCACCTAATGATTTAACAATGTAGCTATTACCTGAGCTAGTACCAATTAAGTCTGTCAGTTGTTTAACGCCTTTACGAGTAGTAATATTACCCTTATCATCAAGCATTATATTCTCAGCTTCAGTTAGCCACGTTGGCTCTAATGCCGATGGTGATGATTGTTTGTTTAACCCATAAATACCAATGGAGTCAAGAACAAGAGGCTGAATAGGAGTAGCCATTACTGTACGAACCAATCCGTTTCGTATTGAACATTTCCAGAATCTTTAATGATAGCTTGGTTTAAAGCTTCACCATATTCTTTAGCAATAATGCTTGTTTGTGTACCACCGTCTTCACCTCTTTCTGCAACTGCTCTCATCCAAGCACCTAGAACAACAGCCTTATCAGGAACTTTAAGAACCGTAGTAGCTGAAGTTAAGGCAGCTTGGTGTTTAACTACATCAAAGGATATTGTTTGAGCAGAGATAGGTACAGGAGATAAATCAATCTTCAGGTTGTTAGATGAATCAGCACCATTAAAGGCATAATATAAAGGGTCGCCAGTAGGGTCACTAGGATACTTTATTGAGTTCATGTACTGTCTAGTAACCTGAACCATAGGAATACCAGTAACCTGATTGATTGTATCAATAATCTTAATCTCTTGTCCAGAGCTTAGGTTGTAGTTCTTAGTACCTGATACCGTAGTAATATCTACAGTCTCACGTAGTACAAGCCAGTCGTGATAGCTCTCTACATTCTTCTTAGTATCGTTTACTAAAGCACCAATAAGCTTCTGGTAATCAGTAACTGTTGTAGCATCGTTTAAACTACCAGTCCAATCAGTATCTATCGTATCTTCACGTAGTCTGATTAAAACTTCATTGATTAATGTTCTGAAAGTAGCCATAGTTTCTCCGTTAATACAGTCACTGTGTTGTCTCAGAGAGGCACTTTAGTGACATTATAGTACAATTTATTCAGTTAAATCAATTACTTAGCTGTCTTTTTCTTGTTTTGTTTGGCAGGTACTTTCTTTTTATCTTCTTTCTTTTGAGGTATGTTATATCTTAGCATCTTATTTCTCCGTTATTTAATTACACTTACAATCACATTTAGTAGGCTCAGGTGTTATGAACATCATCTGACTTCCTGTCTGAAATGCCTTACCTGGAATCTGCATCATCTGTCCAAAAAACGCGAAACTTGATATGGTTATCGTAACACCTGTCGTAAAGAATAATAATGAACACTTACTCATACCTTCATCCTATGGTGAACATAAACCCATACAGGCACTTGTTCAGTACCTACATTAACCACCATAACCGAGCATATTAGCAATAACAATTACTGCGAATATACCGATTACTGCAAGAGTAGTCTTCTTCATTGATTTAATCTTATCTAGTAGTTCGTTCATTTTAGTTCTCCGTCTTGTTTAAATACAACTTCTTTGTACTTCTTCTTAGCCTTAGCATAGCCTCTTCGATGGATAAACGGTACAGCAATCAAAGTAATTAGTAGATAAGCAATTACACCATATAACAAGTTCATAAACAATGACTCAGCTACAAAGGCTACAGCTTGTTCCTTAGTCTTTATATCAGCCACTTTAGGCTCATCAGGAATAATCTCATCATAAGCCATCGAGGTAGCCATATTAGCAACAGCAGGAATAGGACCTGCAACTAAATATGTAATACCTGTAGTAACACCAGTCTTACCCAAGTTCCTAAACTCAAGTGAGCTGCAACCTGATAAGGTAATCATTAATATTAAGGCAACCTTAACCA